GGTTCAGGAATAGTTATAATTAGGTATCCAAGATAAAGGAGGAATATATGGCACACTTTGCACAAATAGATGAAAATAATATTGTTTTACAGGTATTAGTTATACCTGATTTTCAAGAACATAGAGGACAAGAATATCTTGCAAATGATTTAAATTTAGGCGGTATATGGAAACAAACTTCCTATAATAATAGAATTAGAAAGAACTATGCTGGTATTGGATTTACTTATGATGAAATTAGGGATGCTTTTATACCCCCAAAACCAGGAGATAATTATATTTTAAATGAAGATACTTGTCTATGGGAAAAAGAAAATTAATCCTCGTAATGCTATAATAAATAAGGGTGAAGTAATTTAATGGCAACTAAAATCCAAGTTCGTAGAGGATTAGCAGCATCTTGGACATTTGAAAATCCTGTTTTATCTAGCGGTGAACTAGGTCTAGAAACAGATACTTATAAACTTAAAATTGGTAATGGAACTACAGCATGGAATAGTTTAGATTATTTTGCTATACCCCTCGTAACATCAGCATCATCAAGTCTTGTTTCTTATATTGATACCCAGATAAATAGTTTAATAGATGCTTCTCCAGGCACCCTTGATACTTTAAATGAACTAGCAGCCGCTATCAATGACGATCCTGCATTCTTTTCAAATATTTATAATAGCATCACCAGTGCATCTGCAACAGCCTTTAATTCAGCCTTTAGTTCAGCCTCTGCAAATACAACCTATCAAATCAATGCAGCCTCTTCTGTATATTTGACTATAGCCAACGGGGCTTCAACATATGTTCCACAGGATTCAACGGGTGTAGAATATATTCAAGATGCTGTATCTGGCTTATTCAATCATGGCTTTCATACTAACTTAGTAGCAACTTATAATGATGCAAGTAATAGGATCCAATTAACTGCTGGAGCATTTGACTCTGTAACCCAATCAGAAATTGAAATTATACCACTAGATGATTTATCTCCACAATTCAACGGTATAGAAACTAGATTTTTACCAATGTATCAAAGTGCTAGTGTAGCAATAACAAATCCTTTCAAACTTTCAATTTCAATTAATGGTATAATACAATCAGTAGACTTTCCTGAAACCGTCTGGCAATCAATGATTCCAAGAAGAGGATTTAGGATAGATGATCAAGGGTATATAGCGTTTGCAGGACCTGTTCCAACTGGAGCGACATGTGATGCTACAATAGTATCAGGACCAACTACTACAACAAGAACAAGGATATATCCGTTCAAAGCAATCGATATAGTCTTGGGAGGATAAATAAAATATGTCAAGAGAAGTACTAGAAAGATTAGATTACACTTTCACCCCATCAACAAAAACTATTGTTATCAACAATAAATTTATTCCAAGGGAAAAACTAACATTAATTACAAATGTTACTACTAATCAAGTTATATATAATTTCTCTGACCCTGCCTTAAGAGCAACCTCCTATAGTGCAACCATTAACTCATCAATGGTAGAATCAACAACTATTGTTTTAAATTATAATACTACCTCAATGTCTTCTACAGATAAATTACAAATAGTAATTGATGAAAATGAAGAAAAATTTATACCAGCAGAATCTTATTTAGATTCCACAAACAAACTTAGAGTAACAACTCCACAAGCACTTATCGATACAGACTTTGAGTATGGTACCCAAATTACTAAGTGGGAAAACTTATCGATGATCAATCAAAGACCATTTGCCTTTGCATCTTCTATTCAAATTCCTAATATTTCTTCTATGACAATGAACACTAACTCTAGAACGGTTACAGTCGCTCTTTCCTCTGGAACATTTCCAGCAAACGGTACAGCGATATTTGTCCAAGACTCATTCTTAAGTATTGCAAATGGTAACTTTATTATTGAATCAGGTGGTGGTACAAATAGTGCTACATATACAGCACGTGCTGCAAACACAACAGCAGTAACCGCTATTTATGATGCTAACAAGACAGCAATTTATCAAGGATCACTATATACAAGTGCTGCAATTGGTGGAACTCCAACAATTACATTTTCTGGAACTCAAATTACAGTAACAACAACAGTACCTCATGGATTATCAATTGGTAACGAAATTGTTGTAACTGGAACAACAGCAAGCACAAATGCACCTAACGGATCATTTATTGTAACAACAATTGTTAGCCCAACACAATTTAGATACTATGCTGCAGCAGCACCAACTGGAACAGTTGCTAGCGGTACAGTTTATAATTTACCACAAGGACAAGTGTTGCATCGCCCAACAGATGGTGGAGTTATTTTCTCAAGCAATTCAAGTTCTAACTATGAACAGATGGTACGTCAAACTCGCCGTTATTTCCGTTATCAATCAGGTAAGGGTATTCAAGCAAGTTCTGGTACAATCCTAAAACCAAATCTACAACTAGACTCAGTTACTGCTGTAGGAAACTTGGTAACAGTTCAAACTAAAGAAAAACATAACATTCTTCCAGGAACATCAATCACTATGAGTGGATGTTTAGATCCTGTTTACAATGGAACATTTACAGTAACATCAGTTACTGGTTTTAATACATTCCAATATACAACAGCAACAAGTCCATCTTCAAACGTTGGATCTGGACCATACTATGTAGCAGTAAATGGATGGTATGGTGCACAAAACCGTTTAGGTATCTTTGATACACAAAATGGTTTATTCTTTGAATTTGATGGTCAAACACTTTATGCAGTAAGAAGATCATCTACTTTCCAACTGGCTGGTAGAATTAGCGTTACAAATGGTTCTAATACAGTAACTCAAACAGTTGCTTCTTTCCCAACAATCTTTTCAAAGCAAATAAATCCAGGTGATTATATTGTAATCCGTGGACAATCTTATAAAGTACAAGATATTGCATCTGATACTTCTATGACAATTAGTCCATCTTACAGGGGAGCAACAGCAACACATGTTATTGCTTCTAAAACGGTAGATACAAAGATTCCTCAATCTCAATTTAATTTAGACAAAATAGATGGAACAGGTCCTTCTGGATATAATATTGATTTATCTAAGATGCAAATGTTCTACATTGATTATTCTTGGTATGGTGCAGGTTATGTTCGTTGGGGCGTAAGAGGTCCTGGTGGTAACGTAATGTATGTACACAAACAACCAAATAACAATTTAAATAGTGAAGCATACATGCGTTCTGGTAACTTACCAGCAAGATACGAAAGCCAAACATTTCCATATGTAACCATGATTACAAGCAACGTAGGTGCTTCCGATACAGTTATTAACGTTTCTAGCACAGCAGGATTCCCACCTAGTGGAACTCTATGCATTAGAGATGCAAGCAAGTATGAATATATTAACTATACAGGAATTTCAGCAAGTGCATTTAGTGGATTAACTAGAGCACAAGCAGGTTTAACAACAAATCAATCAGTAACAGTTGCAAGTGGATCAAATAGCGGAACAATTGGTAGTGCGTCTGGTTTACAAATCGGACAAAGAGTAGTAAGTGCTGCATTTCCTGAAGGAACATTCTTAACAAATATCTCAGGAACAACATTAACATTTAGTAATGCTGCTTTGTCCTCTAACCCTACTGATGTACTATTCCCACCAATGGGTGCAACAAGTGGTCAATCATTTACTTATTCAGCAACCGCTCCAGTTGTTATAGAGCAAGCGTTTCCAACATTTTCTCCAACCATTAGTCACTGGGGTACTTCTGTAATTATGGATGGTAGATACGATGACGATAAGTCTCTTGTATTTACTTATGGACAAACCACATTTACTGGAGTTCCAGCATCAAATTCTAGAGCATTGTTCTCAATTCGCGTTGCTCCATCTGTAGATCAAGGTGTTGTTGGTGCTTTTGGTTCAAGAGAACTTATTAATAGAATGCAGTTAGTTCTTCGTGCTCTTGACATTACAACTAACACAGCAAACTCAAATCTTTTGATTACTGCAGTATTAAATGGATTACCATCATCATCAACTGCATGGACAAACGCTGTAAACAACGTAACTACATTACAAAACTCAAGCCTTGCACAAATTGCAAACTATGCAGGCGGAACCACAACAGTATCTGGTGGTGAGGTAACTGCTGGTTTCTTCGTAGGATCTGGTGCTAATAGCGTTGATCTTAATACTGTTCGTGATTTAGGTAACTCTATTCTTGGTGGTGGAGGAGCAAACTCTAACGTAAATATCTATCCAGATGGACCAGACACACTTACAATTGTTGTAACAAACTTAAGTTCTTCTGCCTCAGCAAGTGTATTGGGACGTCTATCCTGGACTGAAGCACAAGCATAGGAGATATTATGCCATTAGACCAATTGACGCATAATGATCCAGATAATCCTTTAGAGGTATCTTCAATTAGGATTAGTAAATTTGGTGGTACTGTTAAAGGTTTAGCAGAACCACTAGTAGACCAGGATGCTGCTACAAAAAAATATGTAGATAACATGATTCATCCTTTTCTACTGATGGGGGCATAAATGGCTGTAGATTATAGAATTTTAGGACAAGCAAATACTGCTGGTGCTATTACAACTTATAATACAATTGCTGGCCCAGTTGCTACTGGAAGATCTTGGATTGTTTCTACAATTGTAGTATGTAATCAAACAGCAAGTGCTCAAACATATAGACTTGCAGTGTCTGGATCAACATCACCTGCTTCATCTGAATTTATAGTTTTTGGTTCTACAGTGCCTGCAAATGATACAGTGACACTGACACTAGGTATTACAATGCAGGCTGGTAAGTATATAATGGCATCTGGAACAAGTAGTTCCATATCTGTATCTGCTTTTGGAACAGAAATAAGTTAATAATGTCAATCAGACTAGCACAGGCATCAGTGTTGTCTGGTATAAATAATACCCTTACAAATAATATAATAGATACTTCTTATAATAGAGTTTCTGCTAAATATATTCCTACTAGAACTGGATCAGTTGTTACCTATTCGTCTTCAACAACATATTCAAGACCAGCAAATGTTCATTTTATTGATATTGCTTTAGTTGGCGGTGGTGGATCATCTGCTCAAACAGTATCTGGACCAAGACGTGGTGCTGGTGGTGGAGGTGGTGCTGTTATTCAAGTTAACCAATTTTATATTGGGGACTATAATACATGGTATATTTTTATAGGTGGAAATGCTACTGGATCTGTTTATGGTACTGATAATTGTTCTGGAAATTCTTGGGGACATGCAGGAAATCCAACAATTTTTTCTCCAATTTCTAATTCATTTGCTATGGCAAATTTAACTGGTATTGACCCTAGTAATTTAAGAAGAACATTAATAGCCCCTGGTGGTGGTGGAGGTGGACATCCTTGTGGTTCTGCTGGTTCTTTTGGCTTAGGTTCTTCTGGTGGTACTGGATCAAACAATCCTAATAATACTTATGGAATGATTCCTTATGCAATTGGTGAACCAACTACAGGAAAAATTGCTTGGCAAGGATATGGTGGTCGTGGAGGTGTTGCTCCTGTTACTAGTAGCCCAGGTGGTGGCGGTGGTGGTGCGGGAGGTACCGCTAGTAGTGGTACAGGTGGAGTTGGAATAACATTAACATCTCCATTTTCTGCAGTTTGCTATGGTGGTGGTGGTGCTGGTGGCAGTGGTGGGGTTACTGGAGACTGTGGTGCTACGGTTAATGCCGTTGGAACTAATGGAAGAGGTGGAGGCGGAAGTGCTTCTCCAACTAACTTTGTTGGTAGTAGAACTGGCGGTACAGGAGTAATTTTAATTAGAGAGTGGTTTTCTTCATGAGTATAAGAAGAATAAATACATCATATATACATTCATTAGATAGTAATGTTGCTTATGGAAAATTAAAAACAAAATATAATAATGTTTCTGTTGGTTTAGGAAATGCTCAATTTTTTTTAACAAGTGGAACATGGACAAGACCTTCAAATGTTGATTTTATAGATATTGCATTAATTGGTGGTGGCGGTGGAGGATCCACAAGTCATGGTGGAGGTGGAGGTGGAGTAGTAACTTATATAAAAAAATATTATGTAGGAAATGCTACAACATGGTACTACAGTATTGGGTTTGGTGGAGATGCTAGTGGACAGAGTAGTGGAGATGGATTACAGGACACAAATTCACATGGTGAAGCAGGTGGTCCAACAATGTTTGGAAGTAATATTGGGATATCTACTTTTGCTTACACAGTAGGAGCAACTCCAAGGGCTGGAAACCTTAATCCAATAAATGATTCAACAGTTATAATTTCACCTGGTGGTGGAGGTGGTGGTCCATCTGGGAATCCTGGATTTTTTGCTGGAACTGGCGGTGGAGCAGGTGCTGGTGCTTCTGGTTCTTGGGCAAGATTAAATGGTGGAGAGTATTGGACTACTGGACACGGCTTTAACGGAGGAAGTGCTGGTGGAGCAAGTGGTGGTGGAGGTGGTGGAAGTTGTGTAGCAGCAGGAGGAAATGCTTCTGGAAGTACTGGTGGTAATGGTGGAACTGGAGTAACTTTACAAGCACCACTTCCTGCAACATTTATTAACTCTGCATCACAAACAATTAGTGCCCTTGCTTTTGGTGGAGGAGGAGGCGGTGGAGGTACAACTGGAGGCACTGGTGGTCTTGGTGGTGGAGGAAATTCTGGTTCTGCTGGAACTCCTAATACTGGTGGCGGCGGTGGAGCAGGAGCAAAAGGTGGAACTGGTATGATAATTATATGGGAGCATAGACAATGAGTTATATTAAAAATTTTGTAGCACTTGATGAAAATAATTTTGCAGTAGCAATACTAGCAGGAGAATCTTTAGAACAAATGAAAGAATCATTTCCTGATCAAAAATGGGTAGAAACATATTTAGATATAGAGGGTAAAATATATGCTGGTATAGGCTATAAATATGATGAAAAAGAAGATAATTTTATACCTCCTACATTTTTTACTGATTGGGACGAGTTAGAAAAATGTGGCTGTGAAAAGTCTTGGGAACATTTAAAAATAGACCCTAATTCATGGTCATAGTGATATAATTAAGGAGGGTGAATTAAATGGCATTTCCTGCAACATACAACATTTCATATTATCGTGGTGATCAATATGACTTTGTAGTCAATCCTAAAAATCCAGACGGTAGTGCGTTTGACTTAACTGGATATACTAGTTTATTTATAGTGGCAACAGAAAGAGGAGATGCAACAAAGTTTATTGGATATGGTAGTGCTTCTGTTGACGCATCTACAGATACAATTACATGTAAAATTACTCCAACATTTGGAAATCAATTAACTGGCTCATCTTATGTTTACGATTTAGAAATTACAAAAACATCTTCTTCAACTGTTTATACAATATTAACTGGAGCATTGTCTGTAAATCAGGATGTTAGAAAAACTGGGGAATCATAATGGCAATTAGTCCAGTAGTTAGTACAGATCAAATTACAGTTATAGGTCCTCCATCTTCAATTGATTTACAAGTAGATATTGGTCCTAAAGGTGATAGAGGAAGTTATATATTTGCTGGACCTGGTCAACCAACTGGTGCAGGCAGCGTTGTATTTTTAAATGAGTCTCCTATAATTGGAGATTTATTTATTAATAGCAACACTGGTGATTTAGATTATGGATCTATTTATCAATATACTGCAGTTCCTGGCGATGACAGCGTTTGGCAATTTATTTTAGAATCTGGACTAAGAGGATTACAAGGTGAAACTGGTGCTACTGGTGCCGCTGGACCATTTACAAATATTGCAGTTGGCTCAGTTACAAATGGTGCAACAGCAAGTGCTTATTTTACTGGAACATCTGCAAGTGCATTTTTAAACTTAATACTACCAACTGGTGCAACTGGAGCAACTGGAGCAACTGGAGCAACAGGTGCTGCTGGACCTCCAGGACCAATTGGAAACGCTGGACCTGCTGGGCCTGCTGGTGCAACTGGACCAGAAGGACCTATTAATGAAGCAACATATTACAATATTTACGATATTACAAGTGCTTCAGCAACATCAGCATCATTTACATATTTTGATATAGACACACAAGTATTTATAACAAGTTTATTACACCCTGAAGCATATTATGTTGGAGGGGTAGAAACACAAGAAGTACAATTACTAAGAGGACAATTATATAAAATATCTGTAAATACACCTGGAAATGCTAATTATATTAGAAGTGCATATTCATATGCAGCAAGTGCTATATATAATGATGGTGTAACTAATAATGGTGATGATAGTGGAGATATTATATTTAAGGTACCATTTAACTCCCCCGATGTTTTATATTTAATATCAGATAATCAACCTTCTATGCAGATGATTTTAAATACTGCTGATATTGTTACAGAATACAACTATTCAACTTTTGATCTTCAGGAAATAATTCAAAGTTCTTCTGGATCTGTTGTGTTGGGATCCGTAAGTAAGACTCAATTAAGAACAGTTGATTTAAAAATACAGATAAGTCAAAATGGAAACTACCTATTTCATGATGAAAGAATAATCCACAATGGAACAACAGTATCTTCTAGCACGCCAGATGTTATAAATGTTGGAACTATAAACTATATCGTAACACATACTATTATAGGTGATGATATTGTATTTGCTATAGATGTTGTAGATGCTGAAACATTTCCTGCAACAATTAAGTATGAATTCAAGGATACGTTCCCTGTATAATGGAGATATATGGCAGAGTTAATTAGTATAGCAGCGAATTATCCTTCAACGGAATTTGATACTCTAATTCCAGAATTGACTGATCCAGCAAACATTAGAGAAGCATTTTTAGCCTATCATTTTGGTGTAGAAAATTTTGACGGGGCAACAGACACCCCAGCAGCAGATAGTATTCATGCTCATATAGCATCCTTTAAAACATTGCTAGAAGGAATTGCCGCAAGTGCTGTTTTAACATTAAGTGGCACAGCAAACGAAATAAGTCTTTCAGCATCTACTGGGTTTGTAACAATAGGTCTTCCTGACGATGTTACTATTGGAGATGATTTAACAGTAAATGATCAATTAACAGTAACTGGAAATACTGCATTAAATGGTACTGCTACTTTTGACAATACAACGCAAGCAAATAAAGGTATTAATATATTTACTAACTCAACTAGTAGAAACTCAGCACTTACCGCTCCAGTTGAGGGAACTTTAGCATATCTTCAGGATACAAATCAACAGACTATTTGGTCTGGATCCGCTTGGGTTGGGATAGAAGAACACGGAACTTTAGGTGGTAGAATAGATAATACAGAAGTTCTAGCACTTTTAGGACTATAGGAGAATCATGGCTAATACATTTAAAGTAATATATAGAGGTGCTACACCAGTAGTATCTCCTACTTCTGCAAGTACTGTATACACAGTACCATCAGCAACAACAACTTTAATTACAAATATTGTAGTTAATAATTCCGATACAACCGCAAGAACTTACTCTATTTTTCTTAATAACATAGGCTTGGCTGTAGAATCAACAGTCCCAGCAAGAGATTCTGTTATCATTGATGCAAAACAGGTTCTAGTGGCTACTAATACCGTTAGACTGGTAGCAAGCAACGCTAACGTAAGTTTTCATATAAGCGGCCTAGAAATATCATAGTATTGACACCACTTACTATAGGGTGTACAATTGTATAATCAATGTCCTAAAGGAGGATATTAATGGAATCAGTACTGAACAAAAAAGTTCTTGGATCAGCCTTGAACGCATTTGTTATCGCATTAGTAACACAATTCGTTGCTACTGGTGCAGACCTAACATCTTTAACTGGAGATGCTTTAGGCACAATTCTAAACTCAGCAGTTTCTGCAGCAGTTTGGGTTGTTCTTCGTGCAGTTAATCCAAAAGATACAAAATTTGGTATTGGTGCAAAGCCAGAACCAAAATCTGCTAAAAAGAAATAAAATTAGAAAAAAGGGGGTAGGAGAGATTCTACCCTCTTTTGCTATTGTATAATTAATATATGAGAATCGGATCAAATACTTTAGGTCAGTCTAAGACACTAAATAAACAAAACACTATCAAAGGTTTAATACCTCAACAAGTTAAAAATTTTAATCCATCCATCTCTGATACCTTTAATATTTTAAATGCTTGGGATCCAATCAGAGGGTCGTGGACAACTGATGGAGATACAGTCTCTACTTCTACTTCTTCAAGTTCTTATCCAATATTAACAAGTTTTGATTTAAGATCTCAAGATATAACAGCAACAATGTCTCTTTCTTCAGCAGGTGCTGGAGTAGTTTTTTGGCTTCAAGATCAAGATAACTGGTGGGCTGGCGTTACTTACTATACACAGGGGTCTGAGAGTTATATTACTGGCAGTTATGAAAATTGCGTACCTAGAGGTTTTTGTTACGGAAAAGATGCAAATGGATTTCCTTGGGGATGTGAGTCGTGCTCAACAGGGTACAATTATGGAACAAGAACAAGATATAATTTTTATGTTAGACTATTAAATTCAGTAAATGGAACTGTATCTGATGTTACAAACTTACTCTTAAGAAGTACATGTAACGCTTCTACATCTTTTTCTCCTTGTACTATTGCCAGCAATGATAATATTAATGGAATACAGATAAGTACTTCTGGAGACGTTATAACTATTAGAGGTAGAGATGACTCTAATAATTTTTACGGAAGTTCTATTTCTTATACCGCCCCTAGTCCTAACAAAGGGCATCAATCTGGTATTATTTTTGTTCCAGGAAGTAATTATTTGGAGTCTTCTGCTATTCAAGATATATCGATAGTAGGTTCATAATGACAAGCAAGTGGGAGATTTGGAAAGAAAAAAGCCAAGGAGATACCGTTCGCCCTTGGGATATGATAAATCCTAATATAGAAAAACTTTCTAAAGAAGAATCAGATAAACGCTTGAATGTTTGCTTGGACTGTGATAGACTATTTAAACCAACCCGTCAATGTAAGGAATGTGGATGCTTTATGGATCTTAAAGTTCAACTCTCTCATGCAACATGTCCTATGGGAAAATGGTAATATGCCATCTGTAAAGAAAGACAGAACTTCACAAGGTATTCAAATATCTACTGACAAAATATATAACGGACAAATAGTTTTAGCATTTATTATAGATGATGAGGTTGTTCAAACCTTTATGTGTGATGAAAGAATGGCAGCAATATTACAAAGCAATCCAACGATAGTTGAGATTACAAACAAAGATCCATTTTTAAATGGTCCTCATGTAGGTTGGAAATATAAAGATGGCACCTTTTCTATGCCAAAACCAAATAAAGAAAGCATTAATTAATGAATAGACCAACAATTGGATTTTTAACCTATGATTGGGCTTTTGGACTAAAACCTATACAACCAAATGGTTGTGCTTGGTATAGATGTTATTTGCCACTACAGCAATTAAAAAAAGATAAGTATGAGGCTGGTATGGGAATGCCAGGATACAATGATAAATATGGTTTTGGAATATTAATACCAGATCAACAAGCAATACATGGTTGGGACATAGTTGTTCTTAAACTTATCATGTTAGAAAAGGTTGTAGAACAGGTAGACAAAGCGTTGGCTATGGGTCAAAAGATTGTTGTAGATTTAGATGATCACATGGAGGGTCTTGCTAAAACTAATCTTGCATACACAATGACTGATCCTAATAAGAATCCAAATAATAATAGAGAGCACTACTTTAAGATTATAGAAAAAGCCACTGCTTTAATTACATCTACACCATTTCTTCAAGAATATTATCAAAAGAAGCATCCAGACAAGCCAGTATATTTAGTAAGGAATGGAATTGATTTAGATAGGTGGACACCAAGAACTGATCATTCTGGACATTTGCCAACATATGGTTGGGTTGGTGCAACTCCATGGCGTAGTGGCGATTTAGAAAATCTTAATCCATACTTTGGAAAATTTATAGAAAATCAACATTGCAAGTTTCATCATTCAGGAAGTATTTTAAATGCTCCAGAAGTATATAAACAAATAGGTTTAGATAAAAAATATTTTACCCATGAGCCAATGAAGCCAATATTAACATATCCAGAACTATTTAGAAAAATTGATGTTGGCATAGTTCCTTTAACAAACCTAGATTTTAATGACGCTAAATCTTTTATAAAAGGTCTTGAATATACCGCAGCAGGTATACCTTTTATTGCTAGCCCAAGCCCTGAATATGTTTACCTAGCAGAACAAGGTGTTGGTAGAATAGCAAAAGATGCTAACGAATGGCTACAGCATGCAGAAGAACTGTTGAATCCTAAAGTAAGAAAAGAAGAAAGAGAAAAGAATAGAGAGATAGTAAAAGAAAAGTTTAGTATGGAAGCAAGAGCCGCTGACTGGGAAGAGACATTTGACAAAATTCTTGCGTTATAATTAATGTATGGCAAAATTTTACTTTTCTGCAATAGATGAATTAAAGCCTTTAGCAACAGTTATAGAAGACTTCTTAAAGAGCCATAGCGGGCACAGGAAGGCACTTTTTCAAAACCAGGCAGACCTGACCATAGAGTTAGGAAAAGAAAGGCAACTGGGTAGCAAGGATCCAATTATTTACGTATATGATGAAAATGAACTTGCCATTAACCTAGGAAAGTCAATAACTAAGAACTTTAAAGATAGTTTAATCAGTTGCACATACCCACAAAATAACGGGGGTAGTAAAGAGTATTTAACCTTAACTATTAATGTATGTAGACAAAATGATACTATAGATCAAAATAAGTATGGAACTATTATAGGAGAAGCAATAGTTAAATATTTTAATCCTGAATATGAAGAAATATTAAAGCATCAAGAAAATAATGAAAGAAAATCATCAAAGGATAAGACCTATTATGATAGAGCATTCAATCAAAATGCTACAAATAATTCTTCCTTGATTTTTGGCAAGAAGCCTTAGTACCAGCCTTTATACTGCCTAAATTCCCAAGCCTTACATCCATCACCATAAACTAGATTTACATATTTGATCATTGCATCAATTTGAGCATATGGGTCTTTAGTTTTCTTTGAGTCAACTATTTCCCAAGTACTATTTAAAAATTGTGCTAGACCAAACGCAGTTGATTTTGGATTGTCTGCAAGAGGGTTCCATTTTGACTCTCTATCAATGATATTAAAATAGCAAGATAATTCTTTTGATGGAACACTATCTTTTATGTATTGTTGATAAGCCAATATGGCCTTCTGTGAGTCTGGATCTGTGAACTGTGCTCTAGATCTGCTGGCTGTTGTAGCATTGCTCTCACGAGCCTCTACAAGCCCCTTTAAAGGGCTAAAGGTGGCCTGTCCTTGTTCGACAGCCACCAAAGGTTCAGCGGTATAAATTGGTCTATGTCTATCTACATAATTAGAATATGTTCCTACAAAAATAAATGCTAAAGTTGCTAATATTACACTCTTCATAAGTTACCTCCTTGAAGAAGTATTTAGTTACCATACTAGTATAACCCATATATTCTAGAAAATCAACTATTTTTTAAAAAGTGATATATGTCACAAACTTTTCACATATACACATATATACATATATAGATATTTAATTATATTTTAATATTATTATTTTATTAATATTATATATATTTAATCTATTCCCACCCTATCCACCCATCAAGTTTATCTTTGATTTTTATATTTGTCAATAGTAGTTTTAATAATATTTTCTACTTTGATTCCTACTTCAAACGATGTCTGACAAGATATGCACTCAAAGTAAACCTCATCTTTAGAGTTTACCTTGCTTACAACAATGTCGTTTTCGTCAAAGGGGCAGTTGATTTTGCCAACAAGGTTCTTTTCAACTAAACTGTTATAAAAGTTAACTTCCTGTATTGATAACATGATTTGACCTTTCTTTAAAACTCTAGTACAATGATATCATTAACTCTTAAAAAAATCAAAAGGAAGTGTTTTATTTTGTCATTTATTAATGAAAAAGGATCGATAACAGATCCATACAAGAATTTTATCCATATCTCTAGGTATGCTAGATGGTTATCAAACGAGAATCGTAGAGAAACCTGGGCTGAAACAGTCAACAGGCTAATGAACTTTATGAAAGACCATTTAGTACTAAACTATGGATATAGTCCAAATTCTAAAATATTTGACGAAGTAAAAGATGCAATTTTAAATCATAAAGTTATGCCATCAATGCGTGCTCTAATGACAGCAGGACCTGCCCTAGAACGTGATCATATTGCAGCATACAACTGTTCATTCATCGCTGTTGATAGCCCTCGTGCATTTGATGAAGCAATGTATATTCTTATGAATGGAACTGGTGTTGGATTTTCTGTTGAATCAAAATACGTTGATGAACTTCCAGTAATTGCTGAATCATTTAATCAAACAGAAACAACTATTGTTGTAGAAGATTCTAAACTTGGATGGGCTAAAGCATTAAAAGAATTAATTGCCTTACTTTATCAAGGACAAATTCCAAATTGGGATATGTCAAAGGTTAGACCATCAGGTGCAAGATTAAAAACTTTTGGTGGGCGTGCGTCTGGTCCTGGACCACTTAATGCTCTATTTGTATTTGTAACAGACACTTTTAGAAATGCTGCAGGTCGTAGACTAAAACCAATTGAAGCACACGACATTATGTGTAAGGTTGGAGAAGTTGTTGTTGTTGGAGGAGTTCGTAGAAGTGCTCTTATTAGTTTATCTAACTTAGATGATTTCGAAATGGCAAAAGCAAAAAGTGGATCATGGTGGGAACAAAATGGTCAACGTGCTTTGGCAAACAATTCTGCTGTTTATCACGCTAAACCAAGCGTTGCACAATTCCTCCGTGAATGGAGAAACTTATATGAATCTAAATCTGGAGAACGTGGCATTTTTAATATGGACTCTGTTCGCAGACATGTTGAATCATTTGGTCGTAGAGATGCTTCACTTGTTGCAGGTACAAACCCATGTGGAGAAATTATTTTACGTCCCAATGAATTTTGTAATTTAACTGAGGTAGTAATTAGTGCTGATGATACAAGAGATGAACTATTAGATAAAGTTAGATTAGCAACTATTCTTGGAACATGGCAATCAACATTAACAGATTTTAAATATATTAGAAAATCTTGGAAAGATAACTGTGAAGAAGAAAGATTGTTGGGTGTTTCACTAACAGGTATCTATGGAAACAAAATAACTTCTACTCCTGGAAAACCGTTAGAACAGTTATTGACTGACATGAGAATGGAAGCAGTTAGAGTTAATGAACACGAAGCAAAAAAGTTAAACATTAATCCATCTGCATCTATTACTTGCGTTAAGCCTTCTGGCACTGTAAGTCAATTGGTCGGGGTGTCTAGTGGTATTCATCCTTGGTACTCTGAATATTACTTAAGAAGCGTTCGTGGTGCAAATAATGATCCACTAACACAATTCTTAAAAGATTCTGGAGTTCCAAATGAACCAGACGTAATGAAGCCAGAAGAAACAACTGTATTTTATTTTCCACAAAAAGCACCTAAAAATGCTACTATAACAAAGACCCTAACAGCAATAGATCATCTTGAAATGTGGAAGATTTATAGAACTCACTGGACAGAGCATAATCCAAGCGTTACTATTAACGTTCACGAAGATGAGTGGTTAAGAGTTGGAGCATGGGTATTTGACAATTTTGATTCAATTGGTGGGGTATCATTTTTACCAGCAAGCGAACACACATACAAGCAAGCACCATATCAAGAAATTAATAAAGATCAATATGAAGAGTGGGTTAAAAAATCCCCTGAAAATATTCAATGGGAAATGCTCTCTATATATGAAACAGAAGACGGTACAACTGGAACTCAAGAATTATCTTGTGTTGCTGGGGTATGTGAAATAGTTGATATTACTAAGTAGTAACATGCTAAAATAGACTAGAGGAATATCTATGTCTAAATCAGTTTCAAACCTATACGCTGCTAGAATCTATGCAGAACACCCAATAGCACTATGGTCTTTAGATGATGAAGCATCTTACGTTTCTAAATTAAGTACATCTCAAAAAGATCTAGCAAATTGGTCTCTTTATAACCTAGAAGAGGTAGTTTCTCCATCTGCAGTATACGGTGAGCCTATGGCTGGAAATCCAAAGTACTACATGACAATTAACTCAGCGTCTGTATCACTATCCGCATCAGCATTAGCATCTCCAATAAATACAGAGTTAAATCTAGATCCAGATAAAAAGACAATATCTATAAACACATTTTTCTACGATACCTCTGGATTTGTTTTGACTGTTGATATAGGATTTAGATATAACAATAATTTATACTTTAGCACTCTCAGTGGACCAGAAAATGAGAAGTGGGAAAAAGTAAGTCATACAATGCAAGTTCCAGAAGGAAATGTAGACATATATCCATTTGTAAGAGTTACATATTTAAATGCTGGCCCAGACTTTGGTGATGAGTATAATATTGTTTTCAATGGACTTTCCGTAGGGCAGTGGTCTGAATTATTTCACTACGAAACAACTGGAAAGGTTCCAGAACAAATACAAGATGCAGCACTTTTAGGAATTGTATCAGCATCAAATTACACTTCTCTTTCTGCTTCCGCAATAACAGTAGTTGCAGCAGATTCATACGGTATTGGAAACTCAAACAATGGATACTACCTAGTTGAAAAAAATAGAATGCTTTCTTCAACATTAGACTTTCCAATTACTTTTGGATCCAATAACATTACATCATTAAAGCATCCGCTATATGGAAGAACTCCATCACTAGCATTTGAAGGTCAAGGATTTCTAAATGAATTTGGAAGATATAGAACATTAACTGCAGAATTTTGGTTGCGAGCATATACCACAGCAAAAAATCCAATAAAAATATTTGGTCCGCTAACATCAGAAGATGGAATTTATATAGAAAGTGATTTTATTATAATTAAGATAGGATTAAACAAAAAGTCTTATTTTATTGGCAAATGGTATAGACCAATGCTAATAGACTTTGTTTACAATATAGCCAATGCCTCACTATTGATAAACGGTGACTTAGTAATACAAATGGACTTGGATCAAAACAGTATTTCTTTTCCAGAAATAACTAAAGACTATGTTGGCTTTTTTTCCGATGAAGAAATTCCTAATTTAGAAATTGATTGTTTTGCAGTTTACCCTTACGCAGTTCCAGAACAAGTTGCAAAAAGAAGATTTATTTATGCACAAGGTGTTGAGGCGGCAAACAATATAGCAACAAACTTTAATGGAGACTCTTTCCAACTAGACTTTCCATACGCTAAATATACATCTACATTAAACTATCCAGACATGAATGATTGGAACTCTGGATTTTTTAATAACTTAAGTAGCACATCAAGATTTTTATCGTTTCCAAACTACCAACTTCCAGATATCATATTTAGTACTTCAGCAAGTGGGTCTTTTGAAGGGGTAGAGTTAAATACATTCTTAACTGATAACTATAATATACAAGATGATGAATATCCATTTATTAAACTAAGACCAGACTCATCTTATAACAACATAGTTTCTAGCATATACTTTTCTAATTTAAATTTCTTGAATAGTCCTATAAGAAGTATATTTGGAGTATTTGAGTCACCAGCATCACTTTCAGCAAGCCCAGAAGTTTTGATGACATTTTCTAACAGTTTTAACAGCAATACGTTTGAGGTAACGGTAAGTAACTCTGGCTTAGAGTACTACTTTAACTCTACCAAAATAGGACAACTTTCTCTTTCAGCATCTTCAACATTTATAGCAGGAATTGATCTTAATACTATAAATACCCAGTATGCTGCAACTATAGAAAACTTTTTCTTTAATCCACAAAACCTATCTTTGAGATTGGGCGGTACACAAAATTCTGTATATAGTGGAAAGATACATAGAATTACCTTTAATAATGCACTGTATACTCAAAAAGATTTAAGTGAATATATTACCGCTAGTGGATTCTTTACCCAAACACTAGATTCTTTATACTTGAAATATTATATAGGAAACTATACATTTTATCCTCAAAGATTGTCAGACAGTTTGTTGTTAGACATAGGTGCCTCTGGATACTGGGAAGACTCAATTCCACTATCATATTTTGGAAGATACGTAGAAGACAGAAATAAAAATTCATACTATGACTTAGATTTATTACAATACAACATAGAAACACCGTCATCTCCAATTTTAAAAAAAGATCAATACTATCTAGATGGAGGATCATCACAGTCTTCTAATTTTAAATTTTGGTTCGATGATGGATTCTATGACAAAGAGGTAGATGATGTAGACCTAGAGTTTGACGGAGGAGGTCCATCAGCATCTACAACTTACTTAACAGACCCACAACTAGACTTAGCATTTAAAAACTATTCTAAGGAAAACTACTTTATAAAGTCATATGTAACATTACAAAATTTTGCAGATGTAGGAAAGATACCATATTCTCAATACGAATTTATACAAAGAATTAATGGAGACAGGGTACTAGATTTTGATTCTGAAACTATTCAAGATTTTAATACCACAAAGTACGAAGTAATGGATAGAACTGTTATATTCCCACCCAAAGAACTAGTTGACTTTAAAGACTACTACATAACAGTCCATATTGAACTACAAACTAATGGCTTGATAAATAATCCTATCCAAATTAAAAAAATGTCTCTTTCATCGCTAGCATATGATGAAAGTTCTTTTTATTCAATAAGTAGCCCAGATGGATACAAACTATATCCTTTTAGTAGATATGATAAATTTTATGTTTACAAAAATAAAAATCCATTTGTTGTCTATAAAGACTCTACGTCATACATGTATACAACTGCAGACTCAGGAATAAGCGTATTACCATATGATTCATCTGCAACAAGGGGAATAACTGTTCCAATAAACCAACAGCAAGCAAGCCAGTATTTGCTAGGTGGAGTTCAATTTTGGGGATTCTACAACAAGGACTATACAATAGAGCCTACCCAGGCTATTGCACAAATAAAAACATACCTAAAAACATACACCCTATACCTATCCCCAGAATCAAATAGCCTTAGAGGCAAGGTAGAGGTATATGACGAAAATAATATAAATGTATCTAATGATTTAATATTTTATCAAAATGGTAAGTTAGTTGATGATATCTACATTACCCCTTTAACTTGGAATTCAATACTTATAGTATTTGATCAGGGTGAAGATTTAGCAAACTATGTTGGACAATTTGAAGTATATGAGGGGCTCATGGTTAATAATATGGCTTTTTATAGAAAGTCAAATGAAGCAGTAGGAAGAGAGTTTATCTTAAATGACTGGGTTGACATTAGCACAGAAACAACATGGCAAACCTGGGAAGACGCACAAAACTGGTCAAGCATAGAAGGACAAGTAGAAGAACTTAGGATCAATGTTGATGGAACAAATATATATGAGTCTACTTTTGGAGTTGCTAGTGTAGTTTTAGATGATACTTCACAACTAAATGTAAGTTCTGATAGCGTAGTTGTAATTACTGGAACAATTTGGGAAGAGTATAGCCAAAAACCAGTATAGTATGGTACAATTGTGTATATGAAAAATTACGGTGATCCAAAAAATGGCAAAAGTAAGTTAACAGTCTTAAATAAACAACAAAAATATGGCATATATGTGTGGCAAATGGATAAGAATGGCAAAGCATTTGGAGACGGTAGAGGAAATGTTATGAATATACCTGGCCATCCATACGACCTTGAAAAGATGGCTAAGGTAAAACAAGCAGCAGAATACTACGGAGCACCAGCAGGAAAAGTAATTTTTATGCCAGGAATAAGAAGAGTATCCGATGCTGAGTACTCAGAACAAGTTCAAAGAATGAAAGAAGGATACATTGCAAGCGAAACAGATATCGGTGCATGGATGGATGCAGAAAGAGGTTTAAAGTCAAATGGAGAATGAAGAATACGAATACGTTGCTAGAATAGATAACCTAGACAGAATGGAAAAGCAACAAAAGTCAGACGACTTCATGATTGATGCTGAAGTAGCAAAATCATATTCTGGGCTAGATTCAAATTTTAAACGCAGAGCATCACGCTCAATAAACAAAGTTTTTACAGGACAAGATAACACAAAATCAAAACAATTATTCCCAGAAATGGATATTGTTACAGCATACGGACTATATGATGTTGTTGTTCCTCCATATAATTTAGATGAACTTGCTTGGTTTTACGAAAACTCATTTGCAAACCATGCTGCAATTAATGCCAAGGTATCAAACATAGTTGGCTTAGGATACCACTTTGAAAATACAGATGCTACAACTGCTAGATTAGAAGAAGCAGAATCAGAAGAACAACTGATGAGAGCACAAAGAAAACTTCAAAGACTAAAAGCACAGATGACACAGTGGTTAGAAGATCTAAACGATGAAGATACATTTAGCCATATATTAGAAAAAGTTTATACAGATGTTGAATCAACAGGAAATGGATATATTGAAGTAGGTAGAAAAGTAAATGGAGAAATAGGCTACATTGGCCATATTCCAGCAACTACAATTCGTGTACGCCGTATTCGTGATGGATATATTCAAATAGTTAACCAAAGAGTTGTATTCTTTAGAAACTTCCAAGGAAAAGAATCAAATCCAGTAACTACTGATCCAAGACCAAATGAACTTATCCATATCAAGAAATACTCTCCAAAGACTTCATACTACGGAGTGCCAGATACAATTGCATCATCAGTATCAATGGTAGGAGATAATTTAGCAGGTAGATATAATATTGACTACTTTGAAAACAAAGCAGTTCCTAGATATATAGTAACCCTAAAAGGTGCTAAATTAAGTTCAGACGCAGAAGATAAGTTATTTAGATTCTTGCAATCAGGACTTCGTGGTCAAAGTCACAGAACTCTGTATATCCCACTTCCAGGAGATACAACAGATAGCAAAGTAGAATTTAAGATGGATCCTATTGAGGCTGGAATTCAAGAAGGATCGTTTGAAAGATACCGTAAGTCTAATAGAGACGATATCTTGATGGCACACCAGGTACCTTTCTCTAAAGTAGGAGGGGGTGCTGGAGTTTCTATTGCCTCTGCTCTCGCTTCTGATAGAACATTCAAAGAACAAGTTGCTAGACCAGCCCAAAGAAACCTAGAAAAAGTAATCAATAAAATTGTTAAAGAAAAAACAGATATTTTACAATTTAAACTAAATGAACTTACCTTAACAGATGAAACTACTCAAAGCCAAATAGATGAAAGATATCTAAGAATGCAGGTAGTTGTTCCTAATGAAGTAAGAGAAAGACTTGGTTACCCTTCAAGACTAGGGGGACAAGACCCAATTGTTTTGGGTGCTCAACAAAGAGCAGAACAAACAGCACAAGCAACTGGAAACAGAAGCAGGGATCAACAAAGAACTGACAATGCTAGTGATTCTCCTTCAACCACCACTGGACGAGGTCCAGGTGGCGAGGGTAGAACCGTATTATAACAGTTTTTAAAAACCCTTATAAATACTAATATAATGGAAGTAGTATGACTAATTTGCATAAAGCATTTTGGCACTCTGAAGATAACTCTATAAAGTTATCCATGCCAATCGCTAAAGTCGATAAAGAAAAACGTATGGTTTCAGGGTTCGCAACCCTAGACAATGTTGACAAGCAGTCAGACATTGTCCCAACAGATGTTAGTATTAAGGCATTTGAAAGATTCCGTGGAAATCTAAGAGAAATGCACATGCCTATCGCAGTCGGTAGAGTAATGTCATTCAAAGCAGATAAATTTTATAACAAAGAAGAAGATAAGTTTTATAATGGGGTGTATGTAGATGCTTACATTTCTAAAGGTGCTCAAGACACTTGGGAAAAAGTTCTTGACGGTACTCTTTCTGGTTTTTCTATTGGCGGTAGTATTAAAGATAGTGAAGATCAATATGACCCCCAGATGGATAAAGCAATTAGAGTTATTAAAGATTATGACTTGAGTGAATTATCTTTAGTAGATAATCCAGCAAATCAATTTGCAAACATTTTATCTATTCAAAAGAAAGAAGATGGAACTAATGTTGTTGATGGATTTTTATCTAAGATGACTGTTGAAAATGTATATTGGTCAAAAGATAATGGATTAGTTAGACTTTCTAAAGAAGAAGATCCACGTACAGGTGAATTACTAATTGGATTTGTTGAAACAACAGATACAGAAAAAACACAAAGAATTAAAGACTTATTAAAAGAACATGGTGCAATCACAAACGAAATGACACCAAATAAAAATCCACATTCAATGGATGATTGTGAAGATCCAAAAAATTGCCCAGATCATATGGCAATGTGGCATGATAAAGAAGAAAAAGAAGAAATGGGTAAAGCAAGTAATGTTAGAGTTGGCGACATGGTATCTTGGAACTCAAGCGGTGGTACTGCAAGAGGAAAAGTTACTAGAGTCGTTCGCAATGGAAAAATAAAGGTTCCAAATAGTTCTTTTACTATTACAGGAACGCCAGAAGATCCAGCAGTTGCTATTAGGGTTTACAGAGATGGAAAACCTACGGATACAATTGTCGGACACAAGATGAAAACATTAAGAATGAATTCATCAAAATCACTTGATGGGATGTCAATTGATAATTCCGTAAAGGAGGGGAATAATATGGCAAATACAGAAAAAGAAGTAACTAAGGCAGTTGAAGACGAAGTAGTCGTTGTAGATGAAATCGTTGAGTCTGAAACAGCAGAAGCAGAAGTAGCAGCAGAAGCACCAGCAGAAGCAGCAGCAGAAGCACCAGCAGAAGCAGCAGCAGAAGCACCAGCAGAAGCAGCAGCAGAAGCACCAGCAGAAGCAGCAGCAGAAGCACCAGCAGAAGCAGCAGCAGAAGCAGTTGAAAAATCTGATACTGTAGTTGAAGATGCCACCACTCCTGCTGAAGAGAGCAAAGATGCTGACTTGGCAAAGGCTGTTGAAACAGTCAAAACTTCTGTTGAAGAAGTTAGCAAGTCCGTTACTGCAGCAGTTG